AGCCGGGACCGGGCTCAAGACCGCCTGGCGCGGGCAGATCACCGGCGCGGGGCTCGGCCGGCGGCTCGCCAACTCGATCCGGAGCCAGACCTACCCGAAGGCCGGCGAGAGCCTGAACGCCGCAGCGCTCGTGTGGTCCAAGGCCCCGGTCATCGTCGGCGCTCACGATACCGGGCCGCTGATCCGCTCTAAGGACGGGTTCTGGCTTGCGATCCCGACGCCAACCGCCGGACGCGGCCTGCGCGGCGGCAGGATCACCCCCGGCGAATGGGAGCGCCGCCGGGGGCTGCGGCTCCGCTTCGTCTACCGTCGCCGCGGGCCCAGCCTGCTGGTGGCAGAGGGACGGCTGAACAGCCGGGGGCTCGGCGTCGCATCACGCTCCAGGACAGGCCGCGGGCGCACGACGGTGCCGATCTTCCTGCTGGTTCCGCAGGTCAAGCTGCCGAAGCGGCTCGACCTGGACCGCGACGCGGAAAGAGCGCTCGACAGCGTGCCAGGTTTGATCGTCGCGAACTGGGTGGAGGGGAGGATCCGATAGCGATCTCGACTGAGTGTGCTAAGAGATCAGAGATCGACACCCCTGAGTATCGACAGCCAGTCCTCGAACTCGTCCAGGCCGTATTTGTTCTTGGCCAGATTGCACGCGAGATGCGTGATCGCGACGTTTGCATCGTCGTAGCTGCCGTTGGCGCTGTCAGTTCGATCAGCGGAGGGCTGGAGCATCTTGTTGGCTCCACCGGCCATAAGCGCGCCACCACACAGGGCGCATCGTCCACCTTGTTCGCTCCACTTGCGGACAAGAAGGGCATTGAGATCGGAGAGGTTCGGCGCTGAACGTAGCGGATTAACCTTTACACCGAGCTCCCCGCCGCGTTTGACGCGATCGATGATCAGCATCGCCATCCGAAAGACTTCTTGCTTGACCGATGGCTCGACCTCTGCCGACACGCTGCTGCGCAGCTCGAGGTAGTTGGTGACGTCTTCGCGAAGGTTCAGGGTGATGGGCTCGATTTCGAGCGCCATGACCGCATCTCGTTCGGCGCCTGTCGCTTCGACAACGCCGCCCCTGTTGGCGATCTCGGCGAAGGATCGGTACGCGATCGGGATCGTGTCGTGCGCGGCGGGATATGGCGGCCCGACCATGTTGGCCGCTGCCAGAACCGCCATGGAGTGGGGCCAGCGATCGCCCCACTGCGCATTGGAGTTCGCCCAGACGTCCGGAGGCACGATCTTGCGTGTTTCGAGGATCTGGTTGGGCTCGATGGTCACTGCCGAAATCAGGCGGCTTCGGTGTTCCGGCAGCCGAGTCATTTCGGTGCTGGTCGTGCCGACGTAGACGAGAACGTCTCGACCTGCCACGAACTCGCGCCTGAGGCGATCGCCGACTGACCGCTTGGTGAAGGACACACAGGGCCACTCGTCACTGATCTGAGCCCATTCGCTCTTAAGGAAAACTCGCCCGTCGGGTTTCATCATATGGGATACACGCATGCCCCTGAACCTGATCGGAAATTGGCAACTTGGCAATTCGGCAAGTACGTCTCAAACCTGAGGCCCCGATGTGCCCACACCACGCGAAACCATCCTCGCCGCGCTGCACGCGCGGCTCTCAGCGCTGCCCGCGACCGCCCTGCGCGGTGAGGTGCTGCCCGAGCGCATCCCGGCCGAGGGGCTCCTGATCCTGCGCGATGGCGAGCCGGGGGAGCCGGAGATCACGCTGTCGCCGCTCGCCTACCACTACCAGCACCGCGCCGAGATCGAGGCGGTCGTGCAAGGTGCCGATCGCGACACCGCATTCGACACGCTGATTGCCAGCATCGGCTCGGCACTCGCCGCCGACCGAACGCTGGGTGGGCTCTGTGACTGGGTCGAGGCGGAAGCCCCGCGCCCGGTCGATCTGCCGGTCGAGGGCGCGGCCAGCCTCAAGGCCGCCGTGGTTCCGGTGGTGCTGCACTATTCCACGGCCGATCCACTGGCCTGACCCCGACAAACCGAGGAGAACACCATGGCACGAGCCCAGGGGGCGCGGGCGCTGATGGCGCTTGCGTTCGAGACGACCTATGGAACCCCGCCCGCCAGCGGCTTCACCCGCATGCCCTTCGCCAGCACGTCGCTGGGGGCGGAGCAGCCGCTGCTGAACTCGGAACTTCTCGGCTACGGCCGCGATCCGCTGGCGCCGATCAAGGATGCGGTGACCGCGGATGGCGATGTCGTCGTGCCGCTCGACGCCGAGGCCTTCGGCTTCTGGCTGAAGGCAGCGTTCGGCGCGCCGACGACCACGGGCGCGGAAGCGCCGTACACCCACGAGTTCCAGTCGGGGTCCTGGACGCTGCCCTCGATGTCGATCGAGACAGGCATGCCGGAGGTCCCGCGCTATGCGATGTATTCCGGATGCGTGCTCGACCAGATCACCTGGCAGATGCAGCGCTCCGGCCTCCTGACCGCGACGGCCCGGCTGGTGGCGCAGGGCGAGACGGTGGGCACGACCACCAGCGCCGGAACACCCGCTGCGCTGGAGCTTAAGCGCTTCGGGCATTTCAACGGGGCGATTACCCGCAATGGGACCGCCTTGGGGAATGTGGTCTCGGCCGAGATCACGTACGCCAACAACCTCGACCGGATCGAGACGATCCGCAGCGACGGCCGCATCGACGGTGCGGACCCAAGCATCGCGGCGCTGACCGGCCGGATCGAGGTGCGCTTCGCCGACCAGACGCTGGTGACGCAAGCGATCAACGGCGAGGCCTGCGAGATGGAGTTCGCCTACGTCCTGCCGTCCGGCGAGAGCTTCACCTTCACCGTGCACGCCGTCTACCTGCCGCGCCCTCGTATCGAGATTTCCGGGCCGCAGGGCGTGCAGGCGACCTTCGACTGGCAGGCCGCGCGCGACAGCGTGGTCGGCCGGATGTGCACGGCAACCCTCGTGAACGACGTGGAGACGTACTGATGCTGACGCTCGACCTGACCAACGCGCCGCGCTGGCATGACCTCGCGCCCGGCGTGCGGGTGCAGCTGCGCCCGCTGACCACGGCGCTGATGGTGGCGACACGCAGCGATCCCGCCATCGAATCCGTGCCCGAGGAAGCCTCCGACGAGGAGCGCGCGGTTGCCTTCGCCAAGGCGCTGGCGCGGCGGGCCGTGCTCGCCTGGGAGGGCATCGGCGACGCCGACGGCAACCCCATCGACCCGAGCCCGGAGGCCATCGACGCGCTGCTCGACGTCTGGCCGATCTTCGAAGCCTTCCAGCTGACCTACGTCTCGAAGGGCCTGCTGCTGGAACAGGAAAAAAACGCCTCTGCGCCCTCGCTGAATGGTCCTTCGGTGGGGGCGAGCGCTACTGCGAAGCCTGTGCGCAAGCCTGCCCGGACTGCCCGGCGCGGCTGAACCGTCCGGAAACTCCGGAGGGTTGGCAGGTTTGGGACTTGGTCGGCCGTCTTGGCGGCCAGCTGCGCGTGCTGCCCGGCGCGGTGATCGGCTGGGACATGTCGGCGGCGCTGGCGCTCGGTGACGCGCTCGGCGTGCCGCAACTCGCCATGGCCGAACTGCTGCCCGTCATCGAGGCGGTGATGGTGCGGAGGCTGAACGAGGAACTGGCGGCCAGCGGGGACCCCGGTGTCAGACCTTGATCTTCTCGATCAGGGTGACGCCGGGCAGCCCCTCGAAATGGGCGTCGCAGGTCAGGAGCATCGCATTCTGCGCGCGGGCGGTTGCGAAGATGATGGCGTCGGCGGTTGCCAGCTTATGTTCCCGGCAGGCCTCCGCCGCCGCCAGCGCGATCTCGGTGTCGAGCGGGACGACGTGGCAGACCTGCGTGAAGGCGATGACCTGATCCGCCTTGTCCTCGCCGACCTCGCGGGTCAGCCATTTCGCCAGCTCGAGCTGGACCACGGTCGGGACGAGCCACTCGGCCTGTTCGGGCAGATGTTCAGACAGCTTCTCGCCGGTCGGCGAGCCGATGAGCCACTCGATCCATGCCGACGTGTCGACGAGGATCATCAGAACCGGTCCGTCCTGTCGCGATAATCGGTGGCGGACGCGCCGCGCGCGAGCCCCTTGAGCGCCTCCCGCTTGGGCACCGGCACCAGCAGGACGCCCGTGCCTTTCGGGATGAAGGCAAAGGTCAGCCCGGCCTCCCAGTGCTGGGCGGCCCGGATCGCCTTGGGGATCGAGATCTGGAATTTCGAAGACAGGGTCGCGGTCTCGGCCATGGTCATACCTTCGCTTGATCGATGGCATAAACGTAAGACGCCCATACGGCGAAAGCAAGGAGTCTGACCGATGGCCGAGAAACGCGTCAGCGTCCGCCTTGCTGCGGTCGGCGGGCGACAGGTGCGGGCCGAGCTGGAAGGTGTCGGCGAGGCTGGGTCGCGGGGCTTCGGCCGGCTTGGCCGTGAAATCGAGGTGGCGAACGCCCGGCTCGCGGCCTTCTCGCGGCGGGTGCGGGTCGCGGCGGCCGCCGCCGTGACGGCTGCAGCCGCCGCTGGCGTGGCGATGATCCGGTCCGGTCTGCAGACGGTCGACGCACAGGCGAAGCTCGCGCAGTCGCTGGGCACCACGGTCGCCTCGATCCAGACGCTCGAGCGGGCGGGAGAGCTTGCGGGCGTGTCGATGTCCGGGATCGAACAGGCCACGAAGGATCTGACGCGCCGTCTCAGCCAGGCGGCTGCCGGGAGTGGCCCCGCCGCCGACGCGCTGGAGCGGCTGGGGCTTTCGGCCAATGAGCTGATTGCGCTGCCGCTGGACCAGCGTGTGGGTGCGATCAACTCGGCGATCGAGAGCTTCGTGCCTGCCGCCGAACGCGCGGCGATCGCGGGCCAGCTCTTCGGCGAGGAAGGTTCTATCGCCATGTCGCGGATCGACACCGCGACGCTGCGCCAGGCGACCGAGGACGTGCTCGCTTTCGGGGTCGTCGTCTCCGAACAGGACGCCGACCAGATCGAACGGACGAACGACGCCATCTCCCGGCTCGGGCTGATCTGGCGCGGGCTGTCGAACCAGCTCGCGGTCGCCGCCGCACCGGCGCTCGAAGCGGTCGCCAACGCCATGGCGGCGGTCGCCAGCCGCACCAGCCCGCTCGGCATCGCGATCCGTGGTCTCTTCGACAATATCGGCCGACTGACCACCTATGCCGCCACCTTCGCGGCGTTCCTCGCAGGCCGATGGGTGGCTGGCATGGCCGCTGCGGCGCTCTCCGTGCGCGGTCTCGCAACCGCGCTCGTCGTGCTGCGGGGCGCGCTGATCCGCACCGGCATCGGGGCGCTGATCGTCGGTGCGGGGGAGCTCGTCTATCAGTTCACCCGCCTCGTCTCCGGCGCGGGCGGCTTCGGCGAGGCGATGTCGCTCCTGAAGGATCTCGCGGTCGAGGTCTGGGAGCGGATCAGGATGGGCGCGGCTGCGGCGGGCGCTGCGGCCACGGCGATGTTTTTCGACCTGAAGGCCGACGCCGCCTCAGGAATGCAGAGCGCCATCGAGAGCATCGTCGGTTTCGGCAACACCGCCGCGAACACGTTCGAGGGCGCCTATGAGGCGATCAAGGCGATCTGGGGTCTGCTGCCCGGCGTCATTGGCGATCTGGCGTTCCAGGCCGCCAACAGCCTGGTCGACGGCGTCGAGGCGATGCTGAACGGCGTGGTCGCGCGCATCAACGGCTTCATCGGCGGGATCAACGAGGGGCTTGAAGCCCTCGGCTCCGATAGGCGCATCTCGCTGGTGCCCGACCTCGACCTTGGCGAGATCGAGAACCGCTTCGAGGGCGCGGCAACGGCCGCGACGACGGCCGCGCAGGCGGCCTTCGACCGGGCGTTCGAGGACAACCCGCTGACCGCGCCAGATCTCGGCCTGACCGACGCGGCGAACCGGGCGCTTGAGTCTGCGAACCTCTATCGCGGCGCGGCGCGCGATCTGGCCGAAGGGGCCCGCGCGCCGCTCGAAAGCTGGCAGGCCCTGCGCGACGCGGTGCGCGGGACCGACGAGGACGGGGCCGATGTGCTGGCCGACGCTACGGCCGCAGCGGAGCTGTTCGAGACCGCGCTCCACGGCGCCGGAAGCGCGGCGACCGGTGCCGGTGCGGCGGCCGGAGCCGCCGCCGCTGCCGCGGAGCCCGCGACCGAGGCCGCCGTCACCGGGTGGCAGGCCGTCACAACGGCGCTGTCGGACTACGCCAGCAAGGCCCGCGAAATCGGTGGCGACATTGGCCAGAGCCTCGTCGGGGCTTTCCAGTCGGCGGAGAACGCGGTCGGCGAGTTCGTGAAGACCGGGAGGCTGAACTTCCGCGACCTCGTCACCTCTCTGCTGGCCGATCTCGCCCAGCTGGCGGCGCGGCGTTTCATCCTCGGGCCGATCGCAAACGCGCTCTCCGGCGTCTTCGCGGGCGCGGGCGGGATCTTCGCCAACGTCCTGCATGCGGGCGGGATGGTCGGATCGGCCGGGCCCTCACGCATGGTCCCGGCCATGGCTTTCGCCGCCGCCCCGCGATTGCATTCCGGCGGGATGGCCGGGCTTCGGCATGATGAGGTGCCCGCAATCCTGCAGCGCGGCGAGCGGGTGCTGTCGCGGCGTGAGGCGCAGAGCTACGGCGGGGGCGGCGGGGTCAACGTCACCATCATGGCGCGCGACGCCGAAAGCTTCCGGCAGTCCCGCACGCAGGTGGCGGCCGACATCGCCCGCGCGGTGTCGCTCGGGCGAAGGGGCATGTGATGGCGTTTCACGAGGTCCGGTTCCCCGACAACATCAGCCGCGGGGCGCGCGGCGGGCCGGAACGGCGCACCCAGATCGTCGAGCTCGCCTCGGGCGACGAGGAGCGCAACGCCAGCTGGGCCAACTCGCGCCGCCGCTATGATGTGGCCTACGGCATCCGGCGCGCCGACGATCTGGCGGCGGTGGTTGCCTTCTTCGAGGCGCGCAACGGTCGGCTCCACGGTTTCCGCTTCAAGGACTGGGGCGACCACAAGTCCTGCTTGCCCTCGGGCATGCCGTCGCCCACCGACCAGGCGATCGGCACCGGCGACGGCGCGACGACCGCCTTCCAGCTGGTCAAGCGCTACGCCTCGGGCGCCCAGTCCTGGACGCGCGCCATCGCGAAGCCGGTGGCGGGCAGCGTGCGCATCGCGCTGTCGGGCGTCGAGCAGCTCTCCGGCTGGTCGGTCGACACCACCACCGGCATCGTCACCTTCAGCGCCGCGCCGGGCGATGGCGTCGCCATCACCGCGGGCTTCGCCTTCGACGTGCCGGTCCGCTTCGACACCGATGCGCTCGACGTGACGCTCGACCTCGAGCGGCTCGGCTCGATCACCTCCATTCCGCTTCTGGAGATCCGGCGATGAACGACACCGGCAGCTTTGTGGCCGCAGTGCTGCGCGAACTCGCGGCCTCGACCGCCGTGATCCTCGCCGCATGGGGCGCGCTCGGCGGCGCCACGAACGCGCTGACCACGAAGATGCGGCTGCGCGATGCGCTCCGGCACATCCTGCTCGGTGGGCTGATCGCGGCTGGGATGGGCAGCCTCTCCATGGCCGTGATCACCGCCTGGCTTAACCTGCCGCCCGAGGCGATCCCCGCGGGAGGCGCGGCAGGGTCTGCCGCCTATCTCGTCGGCGTCTTCGGGCCGGCCTTCATTGAGATGCTGCTCGCCCGACTGCGCCGCGCCAACGAAGGCGGCAGCGATGAATGACCTTCTCCGCCTCGCGCGCTCCCTCCGCTGCGACCCTGCCGACCCTCGGCAGGCCTTCGCCCATCGCCTGCGCATCGGTCTCGCCGTCGCGGCGCTGATCCTGATCCTCTCGCTTCTCCGGTAATCCCATGCACATGACCGACCGGGGCCTGCTGGCCCTCGTCCGGCACGAAGGACTCGTGCCCGGACCCTATCTCGATGTGAAACAG